TTATTGTATCATGTGATTTATCAATGTTATTGGTAATTGTTTTGTTGCTGGATGGTGGAAACACCTGTTTTGGATTCTTCATTAAAATGAATCCAAGTAGTAAAAATCCAATTGCAAACAATAGAATATGTAAGTTTTTGTTCATGGTGTGGTGGTTTTAGTTTTCTTCCTGTTTATTTTTATTCATGTTTTTTACCAATGTTAATCCCAATGCTGTGCCGGCAAATGTTATGAATCCCCAAAACACAAATTCAAGTACAACAAATTGTGGTTTAAATAATGGCGCAAAGGCATATAAAACAGCCATATAAAAACCACTTACACCGCCAAACCTTTTGATGGACCATTTACCATTCTCTTTCAAGGTTTGGTTAAATATTTCTTTGATTACTTTCATTGTATGGTTTTAAATCCTTTTTCAAGCACTTTTGCAAGCCTTGTCACTTCATCAACTAAACGGTCAATTTTCTGTTGTGTAACAGCTTCCATTTTCTCATAACGCAAATTGTGTTCCTGTTGTACAAGTTCAATTTTACCCTTTAATTTACCAACATCTTCAATGCACTTTTTTAAATCACTGTGAATTGTTTTTAGGAAATATCCAATGATTGCCATTGAAGTCATTGAAATAGTTAATAGTAAATCAGTACTAGTCATTATTTATTAAATTTAAACGTTATAAACATATTTGTAACCAAGATCAGTTTCATACAATTTAACTTGTGTATCGAATCCTGCAGCAATCGTTGGTGTGATATATTCAGTTTCTTCAACACATCGAACAGTGAACAGTAAACGCCCCATTTTTGTAAATTCTGCATCCCTGTTTTGACGTGGATCAACAATCTTGATTGATGAAACTGATGTGTGGCCAATAAAACCAGGCGTGAAACCTAGTGTTTTATATTGAGAATTTGATAAGATAGCATCGATCTTACCAATTATTTTATGCAATTTTAATGTGGATGATTTATCACCTCCAATGTCATTGGTGGTTTTTGATCGTGTGTAAACATCAACTTCATAAACACACGTTCCATCTTTAACTCCTTGTTTGAAGTTTGAAAATTCATCTTCAGCAAATGAAACATTCACCGCTGTAAGTTCTGTTTTATCAAATGGTGTTGAACGTTCAACCCATACTGTAAGATCCAAATCATCATCATATGACATCGCAAACTGATGAAGCATTTCATCTGCAATTATTTCACCAATACGATCACGGATAAGTTCAAATGAACGTGTTGGTATGATTGAATTTATTCTAGGCATACAACGCGAGTATTAAGATAATTAATCCAGCAGTTTCATCTGGAAACCATTCAGTAATGACATATTCAATACCATCAAATGTAACCTTGTGATTTTTGAATGAATATTCATCATTGCCATCTTTGTATGGATATAAACCATCAATCAGTAATTGTTCTGAAACTGCGATTGATGCCATTTTAGAATTGACACGAATTCCTTCAGTATCAAATGCAGTATGATGAGCAGTAGCGAGCGCATAAACAGAAATTGTATCAGCTTCTGGTGAAACCAGTATTACTGATTGGCCAAACTCAGCATCATTAGATGTTATGGTTTGAATATCCTGTTTAAAACGCTCGATAAGGCTCATAATGTGGAATTATACTAATGTATTCAAATATGCAAGTAATGTTTCTTTATCATCGTTTGCATTGAATTGAACTGAATCATTTTGCAATTTCAATTCCTTTAATTTTTCGATGATTTGTTTTTTATTCAGTGATGCAGTATCAAGCGAAACAACATCATCATTCCCACCTTCATCAGCTTTCACAACTGCCATTGCAGATTTAATTGACTTTTCACCACCAATGCGTTCTAAGTGTCCAGATTCAACTAATTTTTCAGCGTTTCCATCTGGGAAATTAGCATCAGTAACCTCATCACCTGCATTGTAAATCTTGTTGTTTTTTCCACCAACAGATAGTGATTTAACTTTGTACTTCATAATTCAGTATATTAATTTGTGTTTTGAAAATCAAATATATAAAAAAAAACCTGTGATTAATAACCACAGGTTTAATTTATCTAACCACTTGTGAAAACTTATGCTACTGGTTGAACAGTATAGATTTGATCAATCGCTACTGGAACAGGAATTGGCGCTGATTTAAGGTGAATTTCATGAGCAGTTTGACGTGTATCAATGAAATCTTGAATTAAATAAGCTCCTGTTTGAGGTGTGCCATTTAGCAATTGAGGTATCAATGCATATGCTAATTCGAATTTTGTAACCTCAGGTAAGATGATTACTTTCTTAGCGTTTACATATGGAACATAATTACCATTTACATCTTCATAAATTTCTGGGTATGTCCACAAATCAAATGTATATGATCCAGCAGAAACATTACCATGATAAGAACCACCAACTGCATTTTTAACAGGTGAAGAAATCTTATCTAATCCGAAATTACGAATATCAGCACGTTCAATAACTATATCATTTGCAAAGAAATGTCTTGCAGCAGTTTCACCCATGATAACTGTACAATTAGATCCTGACATTTTACCAACTTCACGAAGGAATTTTGCACCAGCTTCTAATGTATCGTATGGTGAAACAGTTCCAGTTGCCCAAGTATTACCAGCCGCATTTGCAACCAATGATGCTGCTTTACGTTTAAAGTCAATGTTATCACCATTTACCAATGTAATAATACCAGTTTCAAAAATCTGTGAACACATAAGTTCAACTGCACGTTCAATCTTATCTCTAAGGCTTGCTAATTCATTTGCTGATTCAGTGGATAATTGAATCATTGCACCAGGATCCAAAGAACCAATTGCAACATCATAAACATCCATTTCATTTGCATTGAAATACTCATCAAAGAAAGGTGGTAAAAATGACTTTAATGTAGATAAAGTTGTTTTATTACGATTACCTTGTGTTCCACGAATAACATCAACAGCGATTCTTTCTGTTCCTCTCTGAACCTCAATACTAACATATTTAGTCATGGTAGTTTTAGCAGGGAAAAACGATCTTAAGAAAGACATTACAGGAACACGTTCACGGAAAACCGCAATCATTGCATCTGTATAAATCGATCTAGCTTGAACAACAGAAATGGTTTCCAACGCCATTCCAGTTACAGCTGATGGCATCACAAGTGATAAACCAAACATACCAGCAAATGACAACCCAAGGTGTTCACCTGCAAACAACGTAGTTGACACCACTAATGATGCAACAAACGTAAAAATTAATGTGAAAATTGCTTTCATCTTTTAATTGAATTTTGTAACCAACTGGTTACTGATTATCTAATTTTGACAACTGCGTTGCAGCAACCAATTTAATTCCCTTTGTGTCACCTTTGATTCTATCACGCAATTGACGTGTTGAAATCACAGTTGACAACGTGTCACCAGATGTTAAAATTACTGATGCTTCATCCACCTCACCAGCGATGCAGTAAGTTGATGTTTTTGAATCACCTGCTTCAACAGTGTTTACCAAAATTCCTACTGGAAATTGAGAACCATCAGTTGCAGCTGAATCCAATTGAACCAAAACACCTGATACAGCAATACGCCCTAACAATGTTCCTGGTAATAAATCATCATACGCACCAGCTTCAACTGTTCCTGTTTCGTATTCATTATCGAAAATAAAAATCTTCGATGTATCGTAATTTGTGATTGACTGGCTTCCAGTCGCTAACACATTTGTTGCTGTTGACATAATCTTACTTAATTTCAGAAGTTAAACCTAAACCAGCCATTACAGTTGACTTCAAATTGTCAGCTGCTGTTGATTCTACTTTTTCATTAGTAGTTGCTCCTGGAACAATTACTGTCTCAACTTTAGTTTCAGCACCTTCAGCAGACACCTTATTTAAAGTTTGAGCGGAAATCATTTTTACCGTGAAGTCTGCCATTTCCGTTTGGCCAATGTTTTTGCCAGATTCAATTCCCTTAGCAACTGCATCTGCATCTGCGTTCACGAATTTCATCCACGCACCAACGCGATCACGCTCATCAGCGCATCCCATTGCAACAGCCTGAGCAAATAACTCAGGATGATCAGCTTTTAATTGCTCGATTGTCATGTTTATGTTTGTTTTAGAAATTACTTTTTTGTTTGGATTCAATCCATCATTGCTTGGTTCGTTATGTTCCAACGTCATTGACATTGCTTCCATTCCATAACTTGCAGCAATTTTTGCCATTTCATTCTTAATGGCTGTTTGTTTCTTTGGTGTGATATTCACAATTCTTGAAACCAATCCAATTTGCTTTGCTTCAGACGCTGATAAGAACACATCTATTCGTGTGTCCATTGAGAATAAATCTTTGACTTTTACGCCTTTTAATTCTTCAAATTTCTTAACATCAACTTTAGCACGAAACGCCTTTTCAAAATCAGCATTAATCATTGTTAAATGATCACGTTCTGCATCAGTCATGTATTCATCTTCATACCATGGTGACATTGCAGCGCGATGAAACATGAATTTAGAAACATCTAATGCTTCAACATCATCAGCATAAACAGCGAATATTGCACCCATTGAATATGCAGTGCCATCAATCTTTACATTTTTAGCACCTTCAAATTCTTTAAACTTAGCAATCATTCCATATCCATAAG